ACGGATACACCGCGCTCGGCATACCCGTCACGGAAGCTGTGGGATAAGTCCGTCCGGGGAAGGGGGAACCTCGGCCATCACCCGATTTGTGCAACAGAGTCCGCCGACAGTCTGATCGCGGCCGGGTTCGACATCCGCTCGCAGATCATCTGGGCCAAGGACCGGCTCGTCCTCAGTCGCGGCGATTACCACTGGCAGCACGAGCCCTGCTGGTATGCGGTGAAGAAGCGCGGCAAGGGTCATTGGGCCGGGGATCGGAAACAGACCACGCTCTGGCAGATCGCCAATCGCGATCAGGATGCCGAGACGGTCCACGGCACCCAGAAGCCGGTCGAATGCATGCGCCGCCCGATCCTGAACAATTCCAGCCCAGGACAGGCCATCTACGAGCCCTTCATGGGCTCCGGCACCACCCTGATCGCCGCCGAGACCACCGGCCGGGTCTGCTACGGCATCGAGTTGAACCCCGCCTATGTCGACGTCGCCATCGCCCGCTGGCAGAACCTGACCGGGCAGGCGGCTGTGCTGGACGGCACCGACAAGACCTTCGAAGCCCTGACAACCTCCTGACGCTGAGACCATGAATGACCTGGCTGTACCTGCCCCCGGACGCTGTTCCGGGGCCGATGACACCTGCCTCTTCGGGCTTTCCCTCTGCTCCGGCGCGGGCGGGATCGATCTCGGCCTCACGCTCGCCTTGCCCGGATATCGAACTGTTGGCCATGTCGAGCGGGAAACCTATGCCGCGGCCACTCTCGTGGCGAGGATGGCAGACGCGGCCCTGGATCAGGCTGTTGTCTGGGACGACATTGCCATCTTCGACGGCAGACCTTGGCGCGGCACGGTGGATATGGTCTCTGCGGGCTATCCGTGCCAGCCGTTCAGCGTGGCGGGAAAGCGCCGGGGTGCGGAGGATCCCCGCCACCTCTGGCCGCATGTCGCCCGCATCATCGGCGAGGTTGAGCCGCCCTTCGCCTTCCTCGAAAATGTCGCCCATCATCTCCGCCTCGGCTTCCCCGAAGTCGCCGGCGGACTGGTCGCGCTGGGCTACAGGCTTGCGGCAGGACTGTTTACGGCGGCGGAAGTCGGTGCCCCGCACCGCAGGGGACGCCTGTTCATCCTCGCCCTCCGCGAGGGCGACGCACTGGCCGACCCCGGGCGCCTGCTCTGGCACCCGGTCGAGCGGAGGCAACCGGACGGAACTGTTGCGCCTCTGGCCGACGCCCCGGGCCAGCGCCAACGAGAACCGACAGACGCGGCCGACGCCGTCGCAGGCGGCGGGCAGGCACGGGATGAATCTCGCGACGACGGCGGCGATGTGGCCAACGCCGCAGACCGACAGTTTTCGCAGCCGGGGCGGTGCGCGGAAACACGAGAAGGGGCTGGACGGGATGGCCCGGGACTGGCCGACGCCGATGGCGATGGCGATGGCGATGGCGATGGCGATGGCGATGGCGATGGCGAAGGACGGCGCGAAACCGAGCGCGGGCAACCGCAGATCGGCCGATCTGACCCATGCCAGCCGGATGTGGATGACGCCCACGGCGCGGGATCACAAGGATGGGGCGACGACCTTGGCGAATACGCCGGTGAACGGCCTCCTTGGCCGCCAGGTCCTCACGACGCCGATGGCTGGGCCCGATACCTCCGATCAGCGCCGGACGCTGAACCCGCTGTTCGTCGAGGCGCTGATGGGCTGGCCAGAAGGGTGGACAGGCTCCGCCTCTGTGGCAATGGCGTGGTCCCCTTGGTTGCGGCGCATGCGCTCCGAACTCTAGCGCATCAGTTGCTGGAAGATGGATGATATGGAAAGTCGACGAAATGAATGGCAGCTATAAACTCATATCGGGAGGTCGCGAGCCCCCGCAGTGTAGTGCGAATTTTAACAGGCACTGACCTTCTCTGACTGAACCTTGTCAGGAAATCATCAGGTCACTGCAAGGACTGGTGAGGACTCGTTCGCTGCGATAGTATCAGTCTATCGAAGCCTAGGGCCGGATCGCATGAGAATACGACTCCCTTTCACAAATTATTCTTTCCACATTCGTCATCCTCGACACACTGAATTGACCCGGCACCAAGACAATTATCCGACCCAACCCTCGCAAGATATTTGCAGAGATTTTTCTAGTGCTACTAGCGCCGATAGCGATCACGCCAGCCTAATCACAAAATTAGCTCACCAACGTCAGGCGGCCAGAACGAAACTTTACGCCCTATTCGATGACCGCTTTGAGGCAGCTTGCAAAAAAGTGGTCACCCTCGACCCAGGCGTGTGGCTTACCCATGCCGGACACATCACTTGCGAAGACGACTTCGAGAATCGCCCAACTTTCTTTTCACGCATGGAGGCGGATCATCAATTCTACCTCGAACGATATGAAGGGGCAGGACTTGCCCACGTGACAAGTAAACACGCTCTCCATTTGGTCACGCTTGGAGAGCTTAATATGGCTTCTGATTCCAGAATGCATTCATTCTGGCAGGCCGTTCCGAGCTTTGCTCTGTCTCCCGAGGAAAAACAAAAGAACGATTTAGAAAGAAACAAAAACCTTGCTTTTGCAGAATGGGCGGCAATTAGGTTCAAACCCGGCAACGTTCATGGGTGGTGGCGGGGCAAGCACGACGAAACCGAAGATATTCTTTTGATCTCGCCCCGGGAACACCTCGACTTCAAACTTCACGAGACGGCAGAAGCTTATCACACTCGGCTTGGGATCCCGCTCTGATGGCATCACCCAAGACCAGATAAGCCGCACCGGGTTTACCGGAGACTGACTTGTTTTAGTTGCGCGGCCATATCTGATCTTGCCGGAGCAGCATAGAAGTCTGTTTGTGCTGGCGGCATTTTGTCTACAGCTTCTAGCAGACGGCGATAGCAGGCCAAAACCTTTCGTAATTAACGCCAAGCCTGTAGGCGCGCCCACGCACTTCGGCCTTTTCGGAGGTCACAGTCAGCCCCAGTTTCTTCTTCAGAGAGCCGGAGATGGCCCCACGAATCGAATGATGTTGCCACCCCGTCGCCTCGGCGATCTCCGCGATGGTCGCGCCCTCGGGCGCCCGCAGCATGGCGATCAGCTGGGCCTGTTTCGTGCCGGGGCGCTGGGCGGCGGCGATGGCCGCGGGCTTGGCGTCCCGCAGACCCGCCGTGGTCTTCACCACTACCGGGTCGATATCGATGGCGTCCGGCCCGGTCTCGGTGGCGATCAGCGTGGTGCCGTGACCATCGCCGGTCTCGCGCCAGAGCCGCTCACTGCGCCGGAGATTTGCTTCGACCTCCTCAAGCCAGCCGAGCTTGATCATCCGGCCGATGGCCATCTTTGCCGCCGCGCCATGCAGCCCCTCCGGCAACGGCAGGGCGAGATTGCCCGGCCGGGCACTGACGCGGGTCAGGATCAGGGTTTGGGTGTCGGTGAGTTTGATCATGGCAGGCTCCGTTCATCGCCGCCGCGGGTCGCGGTCGACTTCTACGGAGCCGGGCCCCGCGTGGGGCGGGGCTCAGCGGTCGGTACCCGCAGTGGCGTCAGGCGGCGTGTTCGCCCTCGCCGAAGGCAAAATCGCTGATCTGCTTCAGCAGGTTCGCCTGATATTCGAGGCTGCCGACATGGGCCCAGTTCAGCCGTTCGGGATCTGCGCCGAAATGATCCTCGCTGAACGCCAGCAACCGGGCCAGCATGGCGTCGATTTCGGCCTTTTCGCGATGAAGGCGGCGAGCGCGGCGTCATTGGTGCGGGCGGTCTGGCGGGTCATGTCGATCTCCGAGGCGGCGTTTCGTTGATGCAGCATCGCTCTGCGGGATCGCGAAGTGTATGAAATTTGTAGGAATAACAGTGCCTTCTGATGCAAATCGCCATCATCTTCGGATGGACCCGCCATGCGGGGCATGAGCGAGCGGGCCTATGCAGCCCATGCAGGGCTGTCGCGCGGGGCGATCCAGAAGGCGCGCAAGAGCGGCAGGCTGGTCCTCTTCGCCGATGGCTCCATCGACGCAGCAGCATCTGACGCCTGGCGCGCGGCGACCACAGATCCGGATCAGCAGAACCGGTCCAAGGGCAGCACCGCGCGGCAGATGCCGACACCAACACCCGAACGGACGTCGCGCCCCGCCGACAGCCTCGCCGCCCCGTCGATTAGCGGCCCCGGCGACAGCTCCTCCTATCTGAAGGCCCGGACGGCGCTGACGGTCTATCAGGCGCAGGAGCGCCAGATCGCCATCCAGAAGAAGAAGGGCGTGCTGGTCGACCGGGCGCGGGCCGAGACGCTGGTCTTCCGGTTGGCCCGGCAGGAGCGCGACGCCTGGGTGACATGGCCCGCCCGCGTCGCCGCGATCATGGCGGCGGAGCTCTCGGCCGAGATGGAAAAGACCACCGGGGAAGCAGCGAGCATCGGCACCGGAATGCTGCAGAGGGTGCTGGAAGCCCATGTCCGAGACCAGCTTACCGCCCTCGCCGACCTCAAGGTTTCTCTTGAATGATGAGGATGCTACCGATGATCACAGCCCCGACCTGAGCTTCGACGGCGCCGAGGACATGTTGCGCGCCTGGTCGCGCGGGCTCCGGCCCAACGGGACGGCCACCCTGTATCAACTCACGAAGCGATACACCTCCGGCGCGCAGTCCTGGACGCGGGCCATCACCAAACCCGTCGCCGGAACCGTGACCATTGCCCTGAACGGCACGTCGCAAGCCTCCGGCTGGTCGGTCTCGACCACGACCGGCCTCATCACCTTCACCACCGCCCCGGCTGCGGGCGTGGCCATCACTGCAGGCTTCGAATTCGACGTCCCAGTCCGCTTCGACACTGACGCCCTCGACGTCACGCTCGACCTCGAGCGCCTCGGCTCGATCACCTCGATCCTCCTCGTGGAAATCCGCACATGAAGTCCCTGAACCCGGCGCTGCAGGCCCATCTGGACGACGGCACGACGACGCTTGCCTGGTGCTGGCGCATCACGCGGGCGGATGGCGTGACCTTCGGCTTCACCGACCATGACCGGAACCTCACCTTTGATGGGACCGAGTTCGAACCGGAAAGCGGGCTGACGGCGTCCGAGGTCCGGTCGGGGTAGGACCTGTCCGTCGATGCGCAGGACGCGCAAGGCGTGCTGTCCTCCGACCGGATCACGGAGACGGACATCCTCGACGGCCGGTGGGACAATGCGGCGGTCGAGGTCTGGCGGGTGAACTGGGCCAGCCCGGCACAACGCGTGCTTCTGCGGCGCGGGGCTATCGGTCAGATCCGGCGCGGGCGACGCGCCTTCGTGGCAGAGGTCCGGTCGCTGGCGCACATCCTTGGCCAAACGGTCGGGCGGACGTTCCAGGCGAGTTGCGATGCCGCGCTGGGCGATGGGCGCTGCGGCGTGAACCTCGCTGCCTCGGCCTACAAGGGCAGCGGTGCGATAATCGATGTGCTACGGGACCGGGCCTTCACCGCTTCCGGCCTTGGCACCTTTGCCGCAGGCTGGTTCACCTTCGGGCTGGTCGAGTGGACCAGCGGCGCGAATGCCGGACGGCGGATCGAGGTGCTGTTTCACGACCTTTTCGACGGGGTGGCGATCCTGACCCTGCTGGAAGCGCCGGTGCGCCCGATCGCGGCGACGGATGCCTTCGTGGTCCTGGCGGGTTGCGACAAGCGCATCGCAACTTGTGGTGCGAAGTTCGCCAATGTCGCGAACTTCCGGGGCTTCCCGCACATCCCCGGTCAGGACGCGGTTCTTCGATACGCCACCAAGGAAGGCGGGCACGAGGGGGCGGTGCTTTGAAGACCGCCGATCCCGCCATCGTCATCGCCTCCGCGCGATCATGGCTGGGCACGCCCTATCACGACCAGGCCAGTCTGCGCGGGGTCGGCTGCGACTGCCTCGGCCTCGCGCGCGGTGTCTGGCGTGAGGTCGTCGGACCCGAACCATTCCCGATCCCGCCCTACAGTCGGGATTGGGGCGAGACCGGGCCGCGCGAAGTTCTGGCCGATGGGGCGCGGGCGATGATGCCGGAACTTGATCCATCCGACGCCCCACCCGGTGCGCTAGTCCTGTTCCGCATGATGCCGCGCGCGATCGATGCCTTCATAATTGGCACCGAGATGCGGGGACTGACGACGATCCGCTCCAGCGCCAGCGCCTATCCGGCAGTGACGGCCTTCAAGGCGCTGGCGGCGGACGTGAAGGCGATCCTCGGGCCGGGCACCAAGGTGAGCTGCGCTTCCGACTGGTCGGAGTATTTCGGGCACCAGCCGGGGGACAGCACGGGGGATGTGTTCTTCCACCTCGACCCGCTCTGGTCGGACGCAAACATCGATTTCATCGGCATCGACAACTACATGCCGCTGTCAGATTGGCGCGACGGCTTCGACCGGGCCTATCTGCAGGCCAACATCGCAGGCGGTGAGGGCTTCGACTGGTTCTACGCCAGCGCGGCCGACCGGTCGGCGCAACTGCGGACGCCCATCACCGATGGCAGCGCGGGCAAGCCTTGGGTCTTCCGATACAAGGATCTGCGCGCCTGGTGGTCGAACCCGCATTTCAACCGCCCGGGCGGCATCGAGAGCGGCACGCCGACCGCATGGGTGCCGCAGTCAAAGCCCGTCTGGTTCACCGAACTCGGCTGTCCCGCCATCGACCGGGGCACGAACCAGCCGAATGTCTTCTTCGACCCTAAGTCTTCCGAGAGCTTCACCCCGTATTTCTCCCGCCGCTGGCGCGACGATGCCATGGCTTGATGGTTCTCGGGCAGCCAAGATCACGGATCGGGTGCTTCTGGGCGGCATCGCGAGCGAAGATGAAGCTAAGGAACTGGAAGCCCTGAATGCTTGGGTGGCGGCTCAGGGGCTTGCGCACGGCCAGATGGCGTATGACTTCGTCGAACCCGAGACGGGAGAACAGCGTGCCATCTTCGATCTGGTCTGGCCGAGTGGAGTTCAGGAAGAACTGACTGAGCCGGTGGCGGTCCTGCTGGGCGAAAGCGCGGAGCTCATTTCGATGGCCAGCGCCGCGGGGTTTCGGTGCTTCACATCGACCGCGGCCTTCAAGTCCTACGTCGAGGGGCTCAATGGGCCGAACACCGCCCTTGCGGCGGAGTAG